TTATTAGCACATTACATGAACGATGAGGAATACACATATGAAATCACAAAAGGAGATATTCACACACATAACCAAAACCTTGCTGGACTTAAATCTAGAGATGAGGCAAAAGTATTCATCTATGCACTCTGCTACGGAGCAGGAAATGCAAAGCTTGGGAAAATGGTTGGAGGAAATGCCAAAAGAGGTGGCGAATTGCGAGAACGTTTTTTTGGTAGTCAACCAGCATTTGCAACTCTTACAGACCAAGTACAACGAGCTACGAAAAAAGGATACTTAAAAGGTTTAGACGGAAGGAAACTTTTTGTAAGAAGTGAACACTCTGCTCTTAATACTTTGATACAAGGAGCAGGCTCTATAGCTATGAAAAAAGGATTAGTTATTTTAAATAAAAAATTAAGACTGAACGGTATTGATTATAAATTTGTTGCTAACATACATGATGAATGGCAAGTAGAGGTTAAAGAAAGTCAAGCTGATTTTGTTGGTAGAATAGCTGTAGAAAGTATAATAAAAGCAGGAGATTATTTTAATCTTCGTTGTCCTTTAGATGGCGAATACAAGATAGGAAACAACTGGTATGAAACCCATTAAAAAAGATAGAAAAAAATTTGATATTGATTTAGAATACGGAGAGATAAGAGAAGATAAAATAAAAGACATGTTAACAGGTAAGAAGATAGAAGTTAAGTCAGAGAAGGGCATGTGGATGAAGACAGGAAACATATGTATAGAGTATGAGTCTTGGAGTAAACCATCAGGGATTAGAGCAACGGAATCAGATTATTGGTTTCATAACTTATGCGTAGGAGATAACGAATTCTGTACTCTTGTATTTAAAACAGATGTTCTTAAAACTATAGTTGATGAGCTTGATAGTTTTAAAACTGTATGTGGAGGAGACCATAATGCTAGTAGAATGTTCTTAGTTAATCTACAAAAATTATTTTCTTCAGATGTTATTAAAGCATTTAAGGATATTGAAGATGAAAAAAAATAAAGAAACACTTGACACATCTACTCAGGAAGTATATAATAAACTGTCTGCAAAGAAAAAAACAGCCGAATCTGGTCATTGGTATACCCAAGAGGGAGACCCAATGTACACAATCATTGGTGCTAACGGTAAAGAAAGAAACACTACTCTTAGAGATGCTAAGAAAGATAATCTAGTACCTTCTGTTACTACTGTTCTTGGCATGATAGCAAAACCTTCATTAGAGAATTGGAAAATAAATCAAGCACTTAACTCTGCTTTGACTTTAGAAAAAGAACCTTCAGAATCTATAGGAGAATTTGCATATAGATGTAAACAAGACTCTAAAAGAATAGGGCAAGAGGCTGCTAAAAAAGGTACTAAGATTCATGCAATGATTGAACGTGGTTTTCTAGGTGAAGGCACTAGTAAAACTTATGAGATTATTAAAGCTTGGCTAGATGAAAACTTCCCTAATGAAGAATGGATAGCAGAAGATTCTTTCTGTGCTGATTTAGGCTATGGAGGAAAGATAGATTTATATTCTAAGTCTGGTATCTTTGTTGACTTTAAAACTAAAGACAACTTAGAAGGTAAAGACCCAGCTAAGTTAGTATACGATGAACACGGTATGCAGTTGTCTGCTTATGCACAAGGATGTGGTTTTGATGATGTTGAAAGAGTATCAATCTTTGTTGATAGAGAAGATACCGAACTAATAGCCTGTCATATATGGGATAAAGAATCTCAAAACAAACACAGAGAAATGTTTAATAGTATTTTAAATTATTGGAAGCTTGTAAAAAATTATGAATCAAAGAAAGTCTAAACAAATAAGACTCAAAGCAAAAGAAATATTAATAGAGTGGTTAGCACAGCACGTCCCTGAAGACGAAATGAAAAATAATAATATAACTACTAAGAATATTTTAAAATATATACCTCCGGATACACATATATATGCTAATAGAACTTTACTATTAAGTGTTTGGAGTTATAAATGGTTTATTAAAAAAATTAAAAATTTTAAAAATAAAGATATAAATGATTTAAGATTAAAAGATATACAATAAAATGCCTAAAAGAATACCTAGAAAGGTAAGACCAGTAGAAAAAAATGTACCTAAAGGCTATGATTCTAAATGGGAACACACGTTACATACTACTATTCTAAAAGAATGGGAACACCATACAAATAAAATTCCTTATATTGTTGAACACAAGTATGAGCCTGACTTTGTTAAAATAATAAAGGACAAAGAATATTTGTTAGAGGCAAAAGGTAGGTTCTGGGACTATCAAGAGTATAATAAATATGTATGGGTACGCAAAGCTTTAAAAAAAAATCAAGAGCTAGTGTTTTTATTTTTAAGTCCTTTTGCTCCTATGCCACAAGCTAAACGAAGAAAAGACGGAACTAAAAGAACTCACGCTGAATGGGCAGAAACAAATAATTTTACATGGTATAGTGAAGAGACATTACCGAAGGACTGGAGATGACATATAAGTTTAGCGAGGATAAAACTTTAACAGAAATAAAAACTTACATAGATAAAACTTATGATGCTCATTATGGTAATGGTAAGTATCAAGCAACTGATATGATTATAGATGCCGGACACGGAGAAAGTTTTTGTGTTGGAAACATAATGAAGTATGCTATGAGATATGGGAAGAAAGATAACAAGAAAGCAGAACTGTTAAAGATAATACACTATGCTATAATAACATTACATTTACAGGAAGAAGAATGATTGAAGATAAAGTAGGAAAGAAACCTTATTTAGGTATTGTTATAGATTATGATAGAGAAAAACAATTTGATAAATTTAGTATTGATACATTAAAGGATAGGTATTTTTGGGATAAAGAAACCCATGCTCAAGAAGCTTTTGCAAGAGCTTCAATATTTGGAGCAACATTTAAAGGAGAAACAGATTATGAATTGGCTCAAAGACTTTATGACTACAGTTCCAACAGGTGGTTCATGTTTAGCACTCCTATACTTAGTAACGGGGGAACAACTCGTGGGCTACCTATCAGTTGTTTTCTTAATTATGTTCCTGATAGCAGGACTGGTTTATCAGCTCATTATGATGAAAATATATGGCTTGCAAGTTCTGGTGGAGGTATCGGTGGATATTGGGGAGACATTAGGAGTAACGGTATATCTACTGCTCATGGCAGTCGTTCTACTGGCTCAATTCCTTTCATGCATGTAGTAGATTCTCAAATGTTAGCCTTTAATCAAGGCACTACAAGAAGAGGAAGTTATGCTGCTTACATGGACATAAGCCACCCAGAGATAGAAGAGTTTATAAACATGCGTAAAGAATCCGGTGGAGATATAAACAGAAAGAATCTTAATCTTCATAACGGTATAAATATTACTAATGCTTTTCTTAAAGCTATAGAGCTTGATGAAGACTGGAGACTAATTGACCCTAAGACTAACGAAGCTGTTAAAATAGTAAACGCTAGAGATTTATGGTGGCAAATTATACATGCTAGGGCAGAGACAGGAGAGCCTTACATGATAAACATAGATACATGTAATGAATCTTTGTCTAAATCACAAAAAGATTTGGGTCTTAAAATACGCCAGAGTAATTTATGTTCAGAGATTACGTTACCAACAGATGAAGAACGTACAGCAGTATGTTGTTTGTCTAGTGTTAATCTTGAACACTTTGATAAGTGGTCTAAAAATGATAACTTTATATCAGATTTAATAACTATGCTTGATAATGTACTACAACATTATATTGACAATGCAATAGACACAACACAGTTAGGAGAGTATAGTGCAAATTTTAAAAGATTCCAAAAATATGTTAGAGAAGGTCAAGAAGGATATACTAAGTCTGCGTATTCGGCATATAGAGAGAGAAGCTTGGGGCTGGGTGCGATGGGGTTCCATGCTTATCTCCAATCTAGGAACATACCTTTTGAAGGGATATTTGCAACTGGTTTTAATTATAAAGCATTTCTTTATATCAAATCAAAAGCTAATGATGCTACTAAAGAGTTGGCTATTGAACGTGGGGAAGCTCCTGATATCCATGGGTCGGGGAAGCGTAACGCTAACCTTATGGCTATTGCTCCTAATGCTAGTAGTGGGATTATATGTAGTGGTACTTCCCCTAGTATTGAGCCTTATAGGGCTAATTGCTATACTCACAAAACCTTATCCGGTTCTTATCAAGTTAAAAACAAGTACCTTGAAAAAGTTTTTAAAGCTAAAGGTTTAAAAACAAAAGAGTTAGACAAAGTTTGGAAAGATATATCAGCAAACGAAGGTTCGGTTCAACACTTAGATATACTTACTGATAAAGAAAAAGAAATATTTAAAACAGCAAATGAAATAAATCAAATTTGGATTGTTGAACATGCTGCAAAAAGACAAGAGTTTGTATGTCAAGCACAATCTGTAAATTTATTTTTTACTATTCCTAAAAGTACAGAGCCTCAAGAAGTACACGATGAATACATGCAGTATGTAAATGATGTTCATTGGTATGGTATGAATAAATTAAAATCTTTGTATTACTTTAGAACTAATGCAGCTAGAAACGTAGAAAATGTAAATACAAAAATTCCACGAATACGGTTAGACGATGTGGAATGTA